CAGCGCGACAAGAAGCGGCCTGCAAGGGTCAGCAGTTGGATGGGAAGCTGACATGAGCACCGAAACCATCTGATGGCCGACAAGAAGGCTCGCGAACCCAAAGTACCCGAGGGCTACGAGGACGAAGACAGCTTCATCAAGGAGGCGCGCGAGCGTTTTCAGGAGGCTGTGGACTTCGACAAGGACAACCGCGACGCCGGGCTTGAAGACGCCCGTTTCGCCGCTGGTGAGCAGTGGGACGACACCGCCAAGATGGCGCGGGCTGGTCGGCCTACGCTGGTCATCAACCGCCTGCCGCAGTTCATCGCCCAGGTGGTCGGTGACATTCGCATCAACCGTCCGTCGATCAAGGTCCGCCCGGCTGAAGACGCTGACAAGGACCTGGCCGACGTTCGTGAGGGCATGATCCGCGCTATCGAGCGGGATTGCGATGCTCAAGGCGTCTACGCCACCGCCGGCCAGTCTCAGGTGACGTGCGGCATTGGCAACTTCCGGGCTGCTGTGAAGTACGCCGGGGAGATGGCGTTTGACCGCGACCTGACGCTTGATCGGATTGCCGATCCGTTCGCCGTGGTCTGGGACCCGTTGAGCATTGAGCCCACGGGCCGCGATGCGCGCTACTGCTTCGTCGCTGACGAGGTTCCGCGCAAGGACTTCGAAGAGGCCTACCCCGACGAGATGCCCTCCAATCTGGAGGCTCCGTCTGTTGAGCGTGAAGGCTGGTACACGAAGGACACGGTTCGCGTCACCGAGTACTGGCGCGTCATTGAGAAGCCGATGGAGATCGCGCTTCTGTCGGATGGCTCGGTCGTTCCGATGGACAAGGTCCCGGCGGATGCTCAAGTCCTCCAGACCCGTCAGTCGTCCCGCAAGTACGCCTGCATGTACCTGATTACCGGGACCTGCGTTCTCGACGGCCCCTATGAATGGCCCATCGACCGCGTGCCGATCTTCCGCGTTCAGGGGTGGGAGTTCAACGTCGGGACCAAGCGCGTTCGCTTCGGCCTGGTGCGTTGGGCGAAGGACCCGCAACGGCTGCTGAACTACTGGCGCTCGGTGGCTGCTGAGACCTTGGCTATGGCGCCGAAGGGCAAGTGGCTGGTTCACGAAACCGCCGTTGACGAGGACAGCGAAGAGGACTTCCGGCAGGCGCACAACAGCTCCGACCCGATGCTGCGCTGGAAGGGTGGTATCCGGCCTGAGTACACGCAGCCTCCCGCCATGCCCGCTGCCCTTCTGCAAGAGGCCGCGCTCAACTCGCAGGACATGAAGGACGTTACGGGCCTTCAGGATGCCAGCCTTGGCGTTCGGTCGAACGAGACTTCCGGCAAGGCCATCATGGCTCGCCAGCGGGAAGGCGATGTCGCTACCTACATCTACCACGACAACTTGCGGGCCGCGATTTCCGAGGCTGGCAAGGTTCTGAACGCCATGATCCCGGTCTGCTACGACACCCCGCGCACGATCCGCATCGTTGGGGAAGACGACGCGACGAAGGTCCAGCGGGTCAACGATCCGAACAACCCCAACTCGGTGGACATCAACCAGGGGCGTTACGATGTTTCGGTCGAGACCGGCCCGAGCTACTCGACCAAGCGCGCCGAGGCCGCTGATAGCCTGATCCAGTTCATGCAGGCCGTTCCCGCCGCTGCCGCTGTTGCGTCTGATTTGGTGGCGAAGGCAATGGATTGGCCGATGGCTGACATCCTTGCCGAGCGCCTCAAGAAGACCATCCCGCCGCAGATCCTTGAGGGTGAGGACGGTCAGGAGCCCAAGCAGCCCAGCCCGCAAGAAATGCAGGCGATGGAGATGCAGCAACAGGCCGCTCAGGCTGAGGTGCAAGAGAAAATCGCCAACGCCGACAAGGCCAAGGCCGATGCGGCGCACGCCATGTTCGACGCTCAGAAGGCCGAACTTGAGCTTGCCGCGATGCAGTACCACGCCGAGCAGGGCGACCACACCTTCGGCAAGATGGCCGAGATGGAGCGTCAGATGGCTATGCGGATGCCGCAGATGCCCGTCGCTCCCGAGCCCATGCCGCTACCCATGCAAGGCGAGCCCGATCCCGCCGCCCTGCAAGAGCTTTCCGGGCAGGGGTTTCCACCCCCTGAAGACCCCGCAATGGAGATGACGGGCATCTAAACCCGTTCGCGAGAGCGCATGACCGACCAAAACGAGACGCCGGAAGGCGTGATCGAAGACACCGCTGTTGACCAAGTGGTGGATACTGAAGGTGAAGGCCTGGAGCCGGAACCTGAAGCGGGCGAACCGGCTCCCAAGCCGAAGAAGACCGCAGGCGAACGCATCGCCGAGCTGACCGCGAAGCAGCGGCAGGCCGAGCGCGATGCAGACTACTGGCGCGAACAGGCCTTGGCCGCTCGTCCAGCCCCGGCACCGGCGCCGCAAGCCAATGATGGCAAGCCGACCAGCGACCAGTTCGAGAGCTACGACGATTATGTCGAAGCCCTGACCGACTGGAAGGCCGAGAACACTGTCAACGCCCGGCTCGCCGCGCAACAGCAGCAATCGACCATCCAGACCAAGGTTCAGACGTTCGAGCAACGGGTCGCCACCCAGTTCCCCGATGGGGAGCCTGAGGGCCTTTCCGCGCTGCGGCGCGCTCCGTCCCTGCCGGAAGGCGTGCAGGATGTCATTCTGTCCTCGGAGAACGGCCCGAAGCTGGCCGATCACCTTGGCAACAACCCGGCTGAACTTCATCGCCTGTCGTCCCTGACGCCAACCATGCAGGCCTTCGAACTCGCCAAGCTCGAACAGCGGCTTGCCGCACCTCCCCGATCCACATCCGCCCCTGCTCCGTCCCCGGCCCTTCGCGGCACGTCCGGTCAGTTCAAGGTGTCGCCTGACACCGCTGACTTCGCGGCGTTCGACAAGCAGTACGGCGGCTAATGCCCTAAGGGGCAGAAAGCACCACCACCATGGCTAACGCCTTTCTCTCGCCGAAGGTCTTCGCGAACGCGGGCCTGAAGCTCCTCAAGAACAACCTCGTCATGGCCAAGCTCTGCGACAGCGAGGGGGTCGATAAGACCTTCAAGGCTGGCGTGGGCGGCACCGTCTATGTCAAGCGCCCGCCCGAGTTCATCATCCGCACCGGGGCCACCGCCTCCGCGCAGGACGTGACCGAGGGCGAAGTCGCCGTGGTCATCGACAAGCAAGCCGGTGTTGACGTGCAGTTCACCTCGCAAGAGGAAACCCTGAACGTCGATGCGCTGCTGAAGTCGAAGGTTCTCGATGCCTCCATGGCCCAGATCGCCTCCTATGTGGACGGCGAGCTGATCGCCCGCGTCAACGAGTTCCACAACTGGGTGGGCACCCCCGGCGTCACCATCGACAGCCCGGCTGACTTCTTCAAGGCGCCGCAACGCCTGGACGAAATGGCCGTGCCGATGAACGACCGGAACGCCATCCTGACCCCTGCGGACGGCTACGGTATCGCCGGCTCCCTGCTGGCCAACGCCGCCATGCAGGGCGACATCGCGCGCTCGGCTCTGGCCAAGGCCAAGGTCCCGCTGATGGGCAATATCGACAGCTACATCACGCAGACCATCCCGAGCCTGACCTGCGGCACGCGCACCAACGCCGCTGTGGACGGCGCCAGCCAGAACGTCACCTACGCTTCCGTCAAGTCCACCTACACCCAGACCCTGAACATCGACGGCGTGGGTAACGCCACGACCGTCGTGGCCGGCGAAGTCTTCACCATCGCCGGGGTGAACGCGGTCAACCCGCGCACCAAGGCGGATTTGGGCTACCTCCAGCAGTTCACCGTCATCACGGGCGGCACTTCGGTGGCCTCGGGCACGGCGACGGCGCAGGATCTGGCCCTGACCATCTCGCCCCCGATCATCACCACGGGCGCGTACAAGAACGTCACGGCGGCTCCGGCTGACGATGCCGTTGTGACCTGGCTGGGCACGGCCTCGACCACCTACCGGGCCAACGCCGCGTTCCACAAGACCGCGATCAAGCTGGTTTCGGCCAAGCTGGTCATGCCGTACTCGGGCGAGGCTGACTACGCCACCGACCCCGACACCGGCCTGACCGTCCGCTACTGGCGCTACAGCGACGGCGCGACCGACACCCACAACCACCGCTGGGATGTCTTCTTCGGCACCGTCAACGCTGATCGCCGCCTCGGCACCCGGATTTCCGGGACCGCCTAACCACCCTCCCTGACTAGGGGCCAGTCTTCGGGCTGGCCCCACCTTTTCGGAGGGTTGCATGACCGTTCGCCAGATCATCACCGACGCCCTGGAGCAGATCGGCGCCATAGACGGCGGCGCGTCTCCCACGGCGCAACAGGCCAATCAGGCCTTGCGCGTGTTTCAGAACCTGATCCTCAACCTGCCCGGCTCTCACTGGTGGAATGAGGTCGAAACGTCTGCCAGCTACACCGCTGGAGAGAACGAGCGCATTCGCGTCATCACGCAAAGCGCCGTCACCATCACTGTCCCTGTAGCCGTATCGAGCGCCCGTAGCGTGCTCTACTGCTGCAACCAGATCGAATTGACCTGCGAGGGCTACGACGACCGCGCGCCGAAGGACCTCACGCGGGTTCATGTGTCGGACGCCTACGGCGAAACCTCCGTCACCTACTACTACCGCTCCGACATCGCCCAATGGACCCGCGCCGACAGCCTGACGCTCGATAGCGACCGTCCCCTCGGTGCGGAGTGGGACGAAGGGCTCGGGGCCATGCTTGGGGCTCGCATGTGCCGCTACTACGGCCTCCCGCTGGATCAGGGCACCGTCACCATCGCCTCGCAGACCGAAAGCCGGATGCGGGCGCGTTTCGCCAAACGGCAGGCCGTCGCCGTCGATAGCGCCCTTCTCAGAACATCATCTAACGAAGTCTGGAGCGAACATTGAGCGCCAACGAACAATCGCGCCCTTCGGGGAGCTTTGAGGCCGTCACCGCCTCCAACTCGACCAACTTCACCAAAGGCGTCTGTCGCGGCCTCTACGTCGGGACCACCGGGAACGTTGTCGTGGTGGCGCCTGACGACACCACGGTCACCTTTTCGAGCGTCCCCGCCGGCATGATCCTTCCCGTCCAGGCCAAGCGGGTCAACTCGACCAACACCACGGCATCCAACATGGTCGCGCTGTTCTGATGTTTATCGGCATCGGCCTGAGCATCACCCGACAGCCCGGCCCGGTCACGGGTGGCGCTCCCCCGGCATCGTCCTTCCTGCTGCTTGAAAGCGGCGACGTGATCCTTCTGGAGAGCGGCGACAAGCTGCTGCTTGAATAATGGCTGACACCAAGATTTCCGCCCTGTCGGCTGCTGCCGCGCTTGGGGCCACTGACGTTATTCCGGCTGTTCAAGGCGGGCTCGGCCCGTTCGGGCTGACGGGTACACAACTCGCCGAGTACATCCGTGACACCATCGGAACCGCCCTGACGGCGGGCTCGAATGTGACCCTGACGGTTAACGACGCGGGCGACACCATTACTGTCGCGGCGGCGGCGGCGGCACCGCATCCGGGCTACATCGCGGGCAACTTTTACTTGCCCATGAGCAGCACCGTTTCGGCGGGCATCGCGCTGACCGCAAACAGCATCCGCTGCGTTCCGTTCTTCCTGCCGCAGCCGGTGACGATCACCCACCTGGGCGTTCGGATCACAACCGCTTCGGCTGGCGGCAACCTGAAGGTGGCGATCTACGCCAACAACGCGACTACCGGGCGGCCTACGGGGTCGGCCCTTGCCAGCACCGGCAACATCGCCACCGACAGCGCGACGATCATCTCCGCAGCCATCGCTGAAACGAGCGTCACCCTTCAGCCGGGCATCTACTGGATGTGTGCCTGGGCGGATAACGCCACCGTGGTCTGCCGAGCCCAAAGCGCGGCCAGCGGCACCACGCCGCAGCTCATCGGGTCCACGACCGAGGCGACCATCAACAACACGTCTACGGGGGCCGCCTTCACCGTGGCTTGCGCCAAGACCTACGGGGCGTGGCCGAGCATGACTTCGGAGAGCTTCACCGAAGCCACGGGCGCCGGGAACGCCATCATCCACTGGAAGGCCGCTTAATGGCGGTCACCATCACCGTTCCGGCCAAAATCACCATCGAGGACGATACCGTGGTTCAAATCGACATCGGCGGCTCGCTTGTCTGGCTGGGCGAGACGTACATCCCGCAGCCCGGCGCCATCGACGCCATCATCCTGAGCGGGGCGAGCCTGACCTCGGCCATCGACCTCTCAACCTCCGATCAAAGGTGTGGGCGGCTCATGGCGATCCACATGCCGGCAGCCTGGACGACCGCCTCCCTGACGTTTCAGGGGAGCCCGGACGGCATCACCTACCAAAACATCTACAACGCCTCGGGTGCGGAGTACTCCGTCGCGGCTGCGGCCTCGCGAGACATCATCCTGCCCCCCGGCGACTTCGCGGGCTTCCGGTATCTGAAGATCCGCTCGGGAACATCGGGAACGCCGGTCACGCAGGCCGCTGATCGCACGCTGACGGTGCTCACCGCTCGATGAGCTGGTACAACCGTTGGCAACTGCTCAACACATCGAGCAGCGTGCCGACCTCGACCGAACCGACCCCGCCTGATCCGCCGACCCCGCCCGATCTGCCGTCTTTCGTGCGGCTGTTCGTCGATTGGGGCGCGCTGCCGGGGAATGATGGCAAGTTCGCGCCTGACCTGGCTAACGCGGGCACGCCTTCGTCCAACATGATCTGCTTCCCGACGGGGCCGATTATGAACGAAAGCGGTTCGACCAGCCCCGCGAAGACCAACAACACCACGCTCGTCACCTCCCCTGATGGCGTGAAGAACCTTGCGACCCGCATTCTGACCAGCGGGTCAAACTCCGACTTCTACTTCCACCGGGCGTCTTCTTGCCCGATCCCTCCAAGCGGCCCGCAAGCCCTGCGGTTCAGGATGCGCGCGGCGCCGGGAACGGGACCTTGGAACTTCACCGCTGGCCTTTCCACTTCTCTGGTCTCCGACATCGCGGAAGACCTCGACTGGACGAGCGGCGCGAACGACGCAGCCACCACCTTCGAATGTGAGTTCACCTACGCCGGGACCGGCGATGTGAAGCTGCGCCTGCCGACGACCGGCACGGACATCATCATCGACCGTATCCAGTGGTACGCCGGGACGCTGGCCGATATCCCTGATTGGGACGACGAAGTTCTCCTCGGCGGGCGCCGTGGGTTCTCGTTTGTGGACAGTATGCCCCTCGACAGTCAGGGCGCCTTCGATACGACCAGCCTGTCGTCGGGCGCCTGGATACTTGAGCCGGGCCTTGAGTATCACACCTACGCCACCGGGGCGGCGATCTTCCATTATGGGTCGTTTGAGGGACCGGAGCCGGTCAACTCGACCGCCAACTTCGTCTGTGCGCCGCTAGACGCCGCTGCCGGCACCGCCCAGACCCGCCTCGCGCTCGGCATCGACCTTCCCAACCCCGTGACCTCGCCGGGCTATGGAACCGTCTACCAGCGCGCCAACGGAGCCACCGGAAACCGGAACTTCACCCGCTACGTCCCCAAGGGCGAAGGCATGTTCATGTCTGGCATTTCAGCCAGCAGCACGAACGGCAACAAGTTCTGGATTTCCGACGTGTGTTGGTATCGGGAAAGCACTTCGCTGTGGACCTCCAAGCAGTTCAACCGCTGGACGGTCGGCGCCTATACCACGACGCAGCGCGCCGACCTTCAGGCGGCTACGGCGAAGGGCAAGTACGCCTTCACCGCCATCATGGACCGGGAGCCGACACAGGCTGAAGTCACGGAGTTGCGGGAGTATTTCGAGTTCTACGCGACCGACCGTGGCTACACCGTCGCCGTCATGGACGACATGCACCTCTTCTCGGGGGACAGCAACGGGACCATCGGCGGGGTGTCCGACTGGATCACGCTCATGGGCAACGACGGGGCGTTCGACGATCAGCCCAACCTGATCCTGATGAACACCTCCATCGGCGGACAGGGCGTTGACGAGCTGGAAGGGGTCTCCGGGCGGTTTGCGCTGAAGGATAGCGTCTTCCTTGAAGCGATCACCGACAGCGGTCGCAGGGCCTTCTATCACATCCCCATTGGCGAGAACGACTTTACCGCCATCGCGGCCTCTGCTTCGGCCTGGGTGGATCGCTACACCGCCATTGCAGAAGCAGGCGAGGCGATCAGCGTCGGGAACGTCTGGCCGGTGGGCTACGGCCCCCTCCCCCGTCCTGACGGCGGCGCGTCTTACGAGACCAACCGCCTGATCGCTGGCGAGGCTATCCGCGATTGGACCGAGGAAAGCGCCATCCGGGCCTACGTCGAGTTCGGCACCTCCGACACCATCGGCAATCGCCAGCTTCAGATCGACGGGGCAGGGGCGCCTTACTACCAGTCGGACGAGACCCACTTCAACGCGGCGGGGGATGCTGAAGCCTTCGCTCAAGCTCAACCGGTCACCTATGCCCAAAGAGCCGTGCCGTGAGGCTCCCCCTCGCCTCGGAGGCCTTTGACCGCCGCTTCGGATCGAACCGGGCCGTTCTGACGAACCTCTACGCTGAGCAGAGCCGGGAGGGGCCGACAGATAGGCGTCTGGTCCCGCGTCCCGGTCTGGCCCCGCTGGTCACGCTTGGCCCCGGCCCCGTGCGCTGCGTCGTCTTCCACCAGGGCGTTCGCTACATTGTATCGGGAACGCGGGTTTACAGCGGCTCAACGCAGATCGGCGTCATTCCCGGTTTCGGCCTGATCCGTTCGGCTGGCTACGACGAGCAACTCGTCATGGTCACAGACGGGATTGCCTACCTGATCGGGACGGATGTCTCGGTTATCACCATGCCGGATGATGACCTTGTGTCGGATGTGGTCGTTGCGGCGGGTCGGTTCATCTACACCATCCAGGGCTCGGGCAAGTTCCGCTATTCCGACATCGCCGACGCGACGACCATTGGCGATCTCAACTTCGCCTCGGCGGAAAGCGACCCCGACAACATCGTCTCGGCGGAGACCCTTGGCGACGACATCATCTTCTACGGTCAGAACACGACGGAATGGCACTCGCCTACGTCGGACATCGACATCCCCTTCATCCGCAACGGTGGCCGGCGCTACGACAAGGGCTCCGCTGCCCAGTTCACAGCGGTCAAGATCGACAACACGATCTTCTGGGTCGGAACCGCTCAACAGGGCGCCGACCTTCAGGTTTACCGCGCTTCCGCTGTCCCGGTGGCCATTTCAAACGAGGGCATCGAGGCGGCGCTTGCTGCTTGCTCGGACATCACCCAGGCATCAGCCGTCGCCATTGTCTCGACCGGCCACAGCTTCTACGTCCTGAACATCCCCGGTGTCGGAACCTATGCCTACGACGTGAAGACCGGCCTCTGGGGCAACTGGGAGAGCTTCGGGCAAACGACGTTCCGCGTTCAGTGCGGGGCCGATGGGGTCTACGGGGACGCCATCAACGGCAAGCTCTGGACGATTGACCCTGATCGGCGCACCGATGGGGACGATACGATCATCTATCTGGCCTCGAGCTTCCTTGCTGTGCCGGAAGGGACCTACCGCCTCAACGGCCTTCGCTTGAACCTGAAGACGGGCGTCGGCGCTCCTGACGGAAACCCGGTTGTCGAGTTCCGTTACGCCGAAACCGGGGGCGAGGATTGGTCAACTTGGCGCGAGGCCTCGATAGGCTCGCCGGGCAATCATCCGACCGTGATCTGGCGTCAGCTCGGCATGATCCGTCCCCCCGGAAGGTCGTTAGAGTTCCGCTTCTCCGGTGGCGCTGACTTCGTTCCGCATGAGGTCACGGCTGACCTTGTGAAAGGGAGCGACCGGCTGTGACGCTTCCCCCGCTTCCCCCGTGGTCTGAGCCGATCCTCGACCAGAGCGGCGCCATGACGAAGGTCTGGCGCACCTACTTCGAGAAGCTCGCTCAGGTCATGGCCGACCACGAAACCCGAATTGAAACCCTGGAGCCCTGATGCGGCATTTCCTGAAGATCGCGGAAAACATCAACACCACCCCGCTTCTGAACCAGATCATCCGCAACGAAGACCTGTGGAACCAGAACCGCTTTCGGACCAGCGCGGAGGGAACGCCCTTCGGTGAAGCGGACGACATCTGGCTCCGCTACTCGCCGCCGGAAGACCTGAAGGTCCACAACGGCGCCATGGGGAGCACGGCGACGGTCTGGTATCCGGCGCGTGAGGTGCTGACGGAGGCCATTCCGCTGATCAAGGGCCTAATGGGCACGGTCGGCGCGTTCGCCCTGGATCGCGTCATCATCTCCCGCCTCGGCCCCGGAAAGAAGATGCTCCCGCACATCGACGCGGGCTGTGAGTACACCCAACAGCACAACATCGCCCGCTATCACATCGCCCTGCAAGGCCTGCCCGGCTGCAATTTCTACTGCGGCGACGTTCCCGTTGACGGCCCGCCCGATGTCGAGGTCGTCAACATGGAGACGGGCTCGGCGTGGTGGTTCAACGCCCACAAATGCCACTGGGTCGTCAACGACAGCGCCGACGACC